TGTTTTTCTATCTCCTTTTCTTACCTCAATCTTCTGTTGCCACATCATGACCTTACTTGGATTCATAGGACGGTACCAAGCAGTATGTTCATTTAAAAATGCTGCATACTCATCTAAGAATTTCCAAGATCCTTTCTCATTAATATAATCTTTAAGACTAGCTCCTACTTTAAGAGTAACTCCGGATTCAAACCACAACTGGTTTATGAACTTACCCATATGAAAGTAAGAAGATGCAATCTGACGTTTCTTAAGAATAGCTGCATGTTTATAGTGTAACTCTGCCAGGAGTTCATACAGAGCCATATGATACTGTGCATCACGTATTTTAGCAAAGTCAAACTTCTGTTGTTCTTTATCAAAGATTGGTAAGAAGTTTAACCACATATAATAGTCTCTTGTAAGATACCAAATCTCATTATTTGATCTTACTATAACACCTTTACGGCATTTATCTTTCTGGTCATCCCAGTAGTTTATAAAATCTTTTGACTTAAAAGGTGCAGTACAATACACTTTATTGTTCCTAAATAGTCTAGACTGCTCATTGAATATATCTGCAGAGTCTTGATTAAAGTTGTATTTACCAGGTTCTTTGAATACACTTATGACAAATGTTCTAAAGTCATCTCTAGATTCAAAGTTTGTATGGGTCCATTTACCGTTATCCCATGTTGGTATGTCATTCCAAAATTCGTCCATTATGAATCATATGCTAATCCCATACCACCTCTAACTCTACTTGATTGTTCTTCTTGTAGATCTTTATATACTCCCTTGAAAGATGTTCTAATCTGCTCAAAGTTTTTAGCTGCAGCAACCATTGAATTTATACTACCATCTCTACCGTGTGTAATAGGAGTATTTTCCATATATCTTCCTAATCTATCTAACATGGCTGCAATTCCTTTGTATGCTCTGAATGTAGGTGTTTCATACATTCTCTGGCAAAACTGTAATGCCACAAAGATTGTTTTATCTTCAGTAGAAAACTCTGCTCCAATTTGATCCAGGATTAAAGATTCTTTATCTACGTCAGGAGTAAAAAAGAATGGGTTTAGATCCGGATTAGGACAAGACATGTAGAATAAGTATAGGTATATTTTAAGATGATCATCAGGATATTCATCCATCACATCTTTAAGTGCCTTTAATGTATAGCAATGTTCAGTAGGAATTACTATTCCATTCTGTACATCAAATAGTTTAGCGAGCATGTTGAATCAGTTTTTTAAATTCATCATAACTGTGTCTTATTATGAAAGAACCACTACCGTTTAGGTAAACAAGAACTTCATCTTCAGAAACACTACCATCATCAAGTAACACTTCTCTATAGCCTTCAATAGAATTTGTATTAATTTCCAGTCTTACTTCAATTTCAACACTACTATTATTTAGACCAAGATCACTTAATGTTTTATCTATTACTAGACCTTTTACTTCTATCCACATGTCATTTTCTTTTTAGGTTAGTTCTATTATCATGTAGCCAGTTAATAATACCTACAATCTCTTCCTTAAGATAAGGTATTTCCATAGGTATTACTTCTTTTACAACAGGGTCACCTTCCGGAGAATACTTTGTTATTGGATATCCATATTGGTCTAGGTCTTCTGTTTCAAATACTACATGATGAATATAAATATTTCCAGGTTTTAATTTAGGATTATGTTTTAATATAATATACATGTAAATACTCAACTGTAAACTATAATGATTAAAATTACAATCATCTAAGTGTGATACTGGATCAAGCATTTTTTCAGAAACACCTTCCCAATCTTTAAATGATTCTTTCTTAATTTCTTTATTAGTTTTGTAATCAATAATATTCACATGTCCATTTACTATCTCTACTAAATCTGATTGCCCGCAGATACCTGCAGACTTAAGATAAACTAAATGTTCTGGATATATACCATCATCAAGTCTTTGTTCTGGTGCATGTTTAAGACCTTCTATCTCTGGTATAGGAGGCATTACAGGAACTATAATACCTTCTCTCTCTATAGATGCTAGAGAACATAAATCTGCTTCTCTCTGGTTATGATAATATGTACCTAATGTAGTAGCTCTATCAGCTTCTTTTTTCCAGATCTCAAGAATAGTATCTGGTGCAATTCCGCACCACTTTGACTTCTTACTTTTAGAAACTCTCTGTGCAGTCTTCTGAGCATCAAAAGGTTTCTTTAAGTTGGAAACAAGTGTTGTTACACTTATCCAATCAATAGTTTCTCCGTCTAAACTTTTGTAACTATGATCATTTGCATTAAATACTATACTCATATTCTTGTTTTTAAATACTAAGCATTTTCTATAATTGATTCTGCTAAGGTTCTAGAGGCTTCATCTTCTGACATAAGCATCTTACGTATATTAGTTACTTCATCTTTAGTAAACTTATTTTCAAGATGTAGTAATTTTAGTCTTAAAAGCTTGATATCTAATTCTAATTTATCAAGTTTTTTATCCATTTTATAGGAAGCTGTTTCATAAGTATTATTAGTTCCAGTAGTAACAATATTAAATAAACCATCACTTGTAGTTACTGAATACTTATCTAGTATATCTGATGATAATTTATTAATGAAGTTTTCTTCTTGTTCCATATTAATTAAGTTCTTCTAGTTCATCTTCATCTTCTTCAGTAATAAGAGCTGCCCATTTACCTGCTGGACAATCTGCTGATAATGCTCTTGTTTTAAAACTTAAAGAACATCCGCATAATGCACAACAAGGATTTGTTTTAGGTACTGCACATTCTTTACCTTCTACATCTTTATCCGGACATGCATTACAGATCTTATACCTTTCTCTAGATACTTGTTCTACAAACTGATCACGTATAATGGAATTCTTAATTCCTTCCATTATCTGATTTCTATTCTTCCAAATTTTGCTTAGTGTATTTTGCATCTTTGAATTCTTTTTTTTCTTTAAGGAAAACATTTACTTTCTCTTGTATTGATCTAAGTTTCTCAAGTTTTTTCTCTGCAACTTTTATATTATGATACTTAGTAAAAGTGTCTGTTTCCTTTGCATTTTTAACTCTCTCAAACTTATTAATAAGTTTTGCTATTAAAACTTTCCGTGCAACAAATGATCCTAAACCTGGAGCATTTATCTTTATATGTTCTAAACTTGATAAGTTTGCTCTTAACTCTTTGTAGTAAAAACTTACTATATCATCTACTAATGTTTCTGAAATATCTAATTCTTCAGAGACTTGCTTAATGATTACTCTGGGTTTCTTCGGTATCATATCCTAAGAATTTAAAATCTAATAATACAGAACCTTCTGTTTGTATTTTTAAATCTGGATTAATCATTATTTGCTTTTTGTTACTAGGGTCTTTTATCACCAGATTCTTTTTCTCTGCTTTATTAATACAGTTACGTACTGTCTGTGGTGTTTTAAAAATCCATTCTTCTTCAGAAGAAGCATCATAACAGAAATTAGTAAGTTCAATAGGTGAGTTAAAACATAAAAGAGTAAGACAATTAAGATCAGATTCACTCACTGTTATGCGGTTAATATAACAGTGAGTAAGTATCTGATACTTAACAATATCCCATTTAGGCATCTTTACACGTTTCTGTACCTGATTTACTAATGCCATTACTATTGTTTTCTTAATCTTCTTTTGTTAGATTCTGTTAGTTCTTCTTGAAGTTGTTCTTTAGATTCTTCTTGAGAGTTTAATTCAGACTCATCTGGTGGATTCATCATCATAGCATGTTGCATCTGAATAGTTAATCTTTTGAATCTAGCTTCATCAATCTTAGCAAGTGTTTCTTCATACTTTAATTGAGCATCTAAATACTTTAATGACTCTGTATAGAATTGATACATTTCTTCTTTTTTCTGAATCAATTCTTCTTGAGACATCTCTTGTTGGTTAAATTCTTGTTCCATAACTTCTATATGTTGATTTACACAAATATACAATAAAAGTTTAAACTTAAGATATTTAAAAGCAAAAAACCCAGACAGTTAGACCATCTGGGTTAAAGTAATACTTTAAGTAAATTAGTGTGTATTTGGCTTATAGCATTTACTTCCTCTACAAGGAGTGTTTCTTCTTGCAAGCTTACTTTGCTTAAATCTTCTTTTGTCTCTGTCTCCAGGTCCTCCCATCATTGAACCTGACGCCATACCTGAACTCATAAAGTCTTCAGTATTGATAACAGCACCTTCTGCACATTTGTACAGTCCTTTAAAATTTTTCATAATTATCTATTTTTGATTGTTAAGTTAAAAAGAGTAAGCAGATAAAAATGTCTAGATATATCTACCTCAATAGTAAATAAATCTATCTTGCCTAATCTTAATCTTATCTGAAACTTATCCCACTGTTTATTATGGACTTTCCAACTATTTCTAAATATCATCACTTTAAACTTTTAAGCATTGCTATCATCTTAGGTTGTGGAGATATGTCTGTTTTATCTTTTCTATAAGAGTTGTGAGTATATACTCCGGCTGTACCACTTAATGCTGGTTTTGATACAGCCCACATATCAGCTTCTTTGTATGTAATATCAATACCATATATCTTTTTCCAATATACTAGTAACTGTCTTACAGCTTCTATTTGAGCATCTGTATAAGCATGATAATATTTGTAACCTTTGTATGG